CGCTGCTGGTAGTCGAGCAGATCAAACCCGTCGGGCATCGCATCGAGCACCCGGTGATAGTTGACGTTCCATTTATGGTCGGGGTTTGCGCCCGTCTCCCCGACCTTGGGATACGCCTCCTCATCTGGCAGGTACAGCGTGAGATGCCCGCCGGGCTTGATGACCCGCATCCATTCTTTCAGCGTCGCCGGCACCTTCTCGTACTCGATATGCTCGAGCAGATGGGAGCTGAAGCAAAAGTCCATGCAGGCGGTCGAGAAGAGGCCCAGGTCCTCGGCCGTCTCGACCAGCACGTCCGGCTTGATGTCATGGCCGAAGAGCAGCTTGTCCTTTGCGTTGTCGACGCCGATCCAGTGTTGGTACAGCTTGCCCATGCCGCAGCCGATGTCGAGGCCGCGCCCGCGCGTGTACTGGACGATCTCCCAACGGATTTTGAAGGCCTCATTACCCTGGGGCCCATCGATGCGCCACGTCATGTTGACTCCCCGATCACTGCGTACGATTTTCCGCAGCGCGCGAGTGTAAGACGCGTGAAGCACTCATCGACAGCTTTCTTGGCGCCTGGCAGACAGTCGTAATCGTCGAACCAGATGATCCCGCCCAACATCATGCGCGGCACGAGATACAGGATCGACTGCTTCACCGAGAGGTACTGGTCGCAGTCGAGGTGCACGAAGCCGATCGGCCCCATGTGCACGGCGCTGTCGGGGAAGACGCCGGCGATGATGTACGCCTCGGGGATCGCCTCCTGCACCTCATCGGCCGTGGTGTTGGCAAAATCCCCAATGTGATGAGGGTCGACCGCCGCGTCGCGGTGTGGCATGCCCCGGAAGGTGTCGTACAGGTAGAGCAGCCGCTCTTGCTCGCGCGCCACCTGCGCGAGGTGCCAGGCCGAGCCGCCGCGATAGACGCCGACCTCGACGATCGCACCAGGAGGCGAGCGGCGCGCGGTCTCGACCAGCTCAGCGAGGACGTGGTCCCCGATTTCGCTCGGGGGGCGCATACGCCGAAGCGCTACTCGCCGCGCTGCCGCCGTCGCCCCGGAGTTGGCGCAGCCGCCCGGGCATCCGGATCATCGGGGTCAGAGTCAGGATCGGCTTGCTGTTGCTGCTGCTCGGTAACGGGCGCTTCCGGCACGTAGAGCGACAGATCGTGTCGGTACTGCTTGCCATCTTGCTCGTACCCGATCTGCGGGTCGCCGTACACGATGCCGTGCGGGCGAGCCTTGTTGAGTTTCTCGGGCATTGCGACCCCTTACAACCGGTCTAGGTTGTTGTTGCGCTCCAGAAAGCCCGTCTCACCATCGACGGTCGCCTCACCGTAGAAGGCATCGACGTGCTCGTTGGAATACTCGTCGTCGGTCGGCCGCATCCGTTTGCGGTCGAAGCCCGTGCGAGCGGAGCGAGCGTTGAGATCCTGCGTGACATCCCCGACCGCATCGCCCTGCGGATCGTTGCCGGCGGTCGTGAAACCCATCCGGCGGATGTCGACGACTTCCTGGTCTTCGATGTCCATTCCAGGCGGCAGCGCGTTGAAGAAGGCCGCGTTATTCATCGGGCGACTGGCTGGGTCGCCCAGCGCCAGACCCTCGCGGCCGGGCATCATCTTTTTCGCGCGCGCCTGCTTATCGCTGATCCATTGGTTCTCGCCGTCCTCGTGCGGATCGGGCAAGCAGGCCTGGAACTTCTCCTGGACGATCTTCGACATGGCGGCGGGCCTAGTTGCCGCCGCCCGTGACCTTCGGCGGGTTCACAGTGGAGCTGCCGACATAGTTGGTCTTGTCGTTGCGCCCGGTGTCGGTCTTGTCGGGCATCTGCTCACCGCGCATGCGAGTCGACCAACCATCGCCAGGATAGGAGATGCCGCGATCATAGACCCGCAGCTCCTGCTCGCGGATGTCGCAGTTCTCCTGGTCTTCGATGTCCATGCCGGGGGGCAGCGAGTTGTACATGGCATTGACGCCAAACTCGAGCCCCTTCTTCGACAGATACCCGACGTTGCGGATGCCGACGCGCTCATCGCCGAGCAGCTCGGCGGAGTCGGGCAGCACCTCGGTGTCAGCGAGCGGCTGGCGCTTCATCTCGTGCCGGCGCTGCGCGCGCGCATTCGCCGAGCGCATGACGTCATCCTTCGAGGGCGCATCCCCGCCGTACATCGGGGTCGCAAGCTGATCGGGTGTGATCTGCGGGGTCTCGTACTGCCTGCGGCCTTGCTGAACTTTTGCCATGTGGAAAGTCTCCTGGAAACCTGGTTTTACGCCACGACCTGCGCGTTGGGCGCCTGCAGTGAGTACTGCACAACCGGGATGATCACGGCGGTCGCATCCGTGCCCATGACGAACTGCAGCGTGTCACCGAGATTCATCGGCAACCCGCCCTGGCCCGCATTGTTCCCGCCGGCTGGGCCCACGGTGAACGTGTTGGTGCCCCAGGTCTGGGAGGTGTTGGTGCCGCCCAGGGTATTGAGACAGTACGGGCCGATGACGCCACCCGCCGAGCCGCCGCCCAGTCCCCCGACCGACACGTTCGCGCCCGGTGCACCCGCACCGCCGATCGTGAAGGGCCCGACGGTTGTGGTCGACAGCGCGACCGAGTTCGTCGCGGTGTTGGTCACATACAGCGCCGACATCTGCGTCGCTGCGACCGTGCCGGTGCCGTTGACCGTGTAGGTCGAGGTGCCGGCGGTGACCGTCAGGAAGGTGACGCCATAGACGGTCAGAGCCGCCCAGGCAACGAATTTGCCCGAGGTCGAGCCGGAGCCGGCCGAGTTCTGCGCAAGCTGCGCCGACTGGCGGGTCTGGAAGCTCGGGTTGTCGTACGCGAGCGAGCGCGTGACGATTGCGGTGTTGCCTTGGTTCTGGGAAGCCATGCGTCAAACTCCTTGCCGGTCTCTTCGGCTGAACGTGTTTTGAGTCGCCTAGGGAAGAAGACCTCCTAAGCCTGAGAGTCCCATTTCACGATGCGGGCATTGATCGCCAAGGTGTGCACGATTCCAAAGCCGCCCAGGTAGTACCAGGAGATGCCCTTCGACCGGCCGTAGTCGGTCGGTATCTTGCCGCGCATCTCCTCGGGCACCGCGATGCCCTCGGCAACCGTGTCGTTGCCGAAGAAGAAGATCCAGTCCGACTGACCGTTGACCCAGGGGGTCGTCGTGATGCCATCGGAGCCGGTCCCCTTCGGGATGTTGGTCTGCTCGATGTACCGGGTGTTCTCGTACCGGCCGATCTCGCCATTCATGATCAGCGCGAAGCCGGTGTCCGAGTACTGGTGGATCGTCTCCAGGTTGTTTTTGAACGTCCGGAGAGTCGTCGGCCAGGCGAGCGCGTAGTAGTCATCCGCGATATACGCCGGGATGTTGCGCTCCTTCATGGCATCGACGATCGACTTCGCGTGCGAGTTGCTGTACGCGATCGAATTCGTGCCCGTGACCGTGCCGTTGGTGAACAGGGTCACCGCCGCGGTGTTGGTGCCGCCGGTCGGGATGACGCGCAGCGGCGTCTGGTTGAACTGGCCCCAGGCGAGACGATCGATCGACTTGACCGTATCGTTTTTGAGCGCCTTTTTGATGATGTCTTCGACGGGGAACTTCGAGAGGTTGTCGAGCTTCCCGGAGTAGGGAACCGAGTTGCCGACTTCGGTGATCGTCAGGGTGCCCTGCGTGATCGTGAAGTTGGTCTCGGGCATGGTGTTCGTCTCGATGAGCACACCGCCAGGTGTGGATACATCCGAGACGACATCCCAGGTGAAGGTATCGCCCTTCTTTTTGCCCTGCTGCGAGGCGTCGTGCACGTCGGCGAACTGGCGAAACTTCACCAGCGGCTGGACGTTCATGCGCAGTACGTTGGACAACTGACGGCTGTAGAAGAAGCCGCCGAGCGAATTGACTCCCCAGACTTGACCGGCCATGCGTGACTCTCCCTGGAGCCACGCAACTGACCTGTTTTAGCGCGTGACTCTCTGCTGCTGCCTGGCGCCCGTCGACTGCTGCTGCGGCCGGCGGATCGCTTCCGGCTGGCCTCGAGACTTCGCGATGTCGCTGATCGCAGCGGCAACGGTTTGCTCGTAGTCCAGCTCCTCGTCCCCTTCTTCCCCGACCGGTGCCCGCCCTGCAGGCGTCGGTGCGTTGACGAAGGTCCGTTTGCGCTCGCGGATGTCGGAAGGGTTGCGACCGGTGGGTCTCGAAGCGGCGCCCTTGAAACGTTGCGGGAAGGCCTCGCGGATCTCCTTGCCGATCGTGCGATACGCGGTGGCAAGGGGCGTCTGCGGGTTTTCCTGCTTCATCTCCTGGAGCCGGTCCCGCATGAGACGCGCTCCCCAGGGGTCGTCGAGAATGTCCCGGTGCTCTGCTTCTAACTGCGCGAGCTCCGTTCGGAACGAGACACGCTGATCGATCTGCTGCACAACGTCGGGAGTCACCGCCGATGGTTGCGCAATCACAGATGCCAGTTGTTCGATCGCCTCTTCATCTCCCAGAGTGGCAGCGGCTAGGAGTTTCCGCAGCTCGTCTTTACCGAGCCTTGCCGGAACGTCCCGCGAAGGGGATAGCACCAGCTCGGCCGCACTTCTAGCAGACTGCTTGGCCGTTGCCAAGTACTCATCGGCCGAGTCGACCTTCTGTGAGGTCTCCCGGAGCTGCTGAAGTGTGAGCCACTTCTCACGGCCGTTGACGATGACCAGGTAATGCCGCACCCCGTTGATGAGCTTCTCGTCCGGCTGCTGCTCATCCGGATCGCCGCCCTGGCCATCGGTCTGCAGCTCGCGGGCGCGCATCTCGTTGAGTTGCTGCTCGGAGCGCTCCTGCTCGCGCAGCTCCCGGGCCTCGCGCTCCTCGGGCGTCTCCTCGATCACGCGATCGCCGTCGGTGGCGCGCATGCCATCATCGGCGCGCTCGTCATCGACGCTGTCGGCGATGCTGTTCATGCGGGCGAGGCGCGACTCGTTGCGGCGCTGGTTCGCCTCCGCCGCGCGCTGCAGTGCGTCCTGGTCCTCGGCGTTGCCCTCTTCGGCCGGATCGGGTGTGACAGAGCGGGCGCGGGTGTTCATGTTTGCGGGGCCTCTTCGAGTATGGCCTGGAAGGCCTGGTTGCCTTGTTGGATCGCCTCTTGCATCCAGACGAGGATGCGTTCGGGGATGGCGACCTGCATCTGCAGCTCGCGGATCTTGTTCGCATCGGCGGCATCGACGGTGCGCAGCTTGGCGAGCGCTTCCATGATCTCGGCGTTGGCGCGCTCCTCGATGTACTGGCCGATGTCCGAGTTCATGAAGTTCTGGACCTGCTGCCCGAAGGCGGCGGTCCTGACATCCGGATCGTTCGGATCAAGCCTTACGCGGGGCAACGGGGCGCTCCTTCGCTAACTGACGTTGATGTTGGAATCCGCGTTGATCCTTGTCGGCCGCATAGCTCGCGGCTCGCTCGCCCTGGTCGAACTGGATGAGGTAGTCGGCGAGCTTCGCCCGCGCGCCCGCCTCGTGCCCCATGCGCGCGATCGCAAGCTTCGTTGCGTTGGTCTCGCGCACCGTCTGCAGCTTGACCTGGTTGGCGCCTTCCTTGTTTTTGATCTGGATCCCAGCCTGCTGCAGCATCTTCATGAGCTGCTGATTCTGCTGCGTGAGCTTCGCAACCTGCGGATCCATCCCGGTGATCATGAACCGCGAGCCGTCCTGGTAACCCGACAGCCCAAACAGCTCCTTCGCAACCTCCTTCAGATCCAGGCCCGGCGGCATGAGCTTCGCCACCTGGGCAAAGGAGGTGCAGGCGAAGACGAACTTCTGCAGCTTCGAGGCCGGATCCGTTGCGCCCATGCCGACGTTGCACTTCGTGGTCAGCTCGTGATCGAGCTGGAAGTCGAGCGCATCGTTGGCGCCGAACTTCTGCACGATCTGCGCCTTATCGCCTGCGAGTGCCATCACGACGGCGTCGGACTCGTAATGCTGCTCGAGCAGCACGATCTGCCGCAGAATCGGATCGATGAAGGTCTCGACAAAGGTCTTCAGCGCGTACTCGGTGAGGAGATTCGAGGGCGACTGCAACATCTGCATGGTCTGCGTCGACTCGCGCGGGTTGCGCTGGGTCTGAGCGGCCACGGGTGAGAAGTTGCCCGACAGGTCGTTGAAATCTGCGTCGAGCCGGTCCTGCTCCTGGTAGGCGCTCGCGGTCACATCCGGCCATTCGATCGGCGCTGCATCCTTCTCGGGGTCATCCATCAGGATCACGCGACCGGGCGTGTTGCGGATGAGCGCAGGCAGGTCGACATTTTTGCCGCGCTTCACCTTCCAGGCCTTGTTGAGCACGAACTTCACATTGTCCGAGCGCTGGTTCCAAAGCTCGTTCGCCTCATCCTGCAGCGGCTTGATCACCGTCGGGATCGAGTTGGGCATCGCCTTGTGCGTCTCGATCATCGTCGTGCCGATGACATACGGCCGGCGCCCGTGCCAGACGTTCTCGACCAGCGGCTCGGGCTCGGTCAGGAAGCGCTGCGAGGCGAGCGAGTAAAACTCCCAGTCCTCACCGTCATAGCGGTGAATGTGGCGGTGTACCCAGACGATGTCGTAATCGGAGATTTCCCGGTTTTTCTTCGCCGGGTCCTCCTGCGTACCGATGCGCGCCTGGCGAGTCGAGTCATCGGCCGAGTCGGATCGCGAGAAGACGATCCCGGGCGAGTAGTACTTCCAGCGCTCGCCCTTGGGGTTCGGCGAGAGCATGCGCTCCTGCACCTCGCCCCAGTACATGCCGATGATCTCGATCAAAAATGGCGAGGTATTGACCGGATCCATCCAGTTGGCAGAAGGATCGATGCGCAGGTTCTCGACCGGGAAGATGTTGACGCAGGGGCGGTCCTCCTGGCCGTCGACGAAACGCCAGTGCACGTGCGCGCAGACGACGCCTTGAACCTGGGCATCCTGGATGCCGCCGCAGACGACGTGAAACCAGGGGATCGTCTTGGTCAGCCGGTACTGCAGGATCTGTTGCATCACCTCGGCCGAGACCTGCTCCTCCTTGATCGCCTGGTTCAACGCCGACACGTTGATGAGGTCCATGTTGGAAAAGAAAGCCGCAGCCGCCGCCGCTTCGTTTTTGCGGATCACCTGGCGGG